CGGCCTGTTACATACGATGGGCTTCAGAGACTTACACTTGTTTGGATTTGACTGCTGCCGTGATGAGCCTTCTGACGAAGAGAAGACCGAAACCACTGGTGATCTTGAGGGTGGCGAGACTCCTAAACCTAAATATATACAAGTTAATGTTAAAGATCAAACTTATTGGACAACAGGTGAACTACTAGCTATGGCACAGGATTGTGAAAAAGTATTTAGCGATGCCGGTCTTGACGGTGTTCTCTGCTTTCACGGTGAAAATACTATGGTAGCTGATCTCTGGAAGATCAAAGAAGAACAAGATGCTAGAATTAAATTTAAAGGATACTACGATGTCTGATATTAGTATAGATAATATTAACAGTAGACATAATCCATCAGATGATTATATCAATCTTGTTAAGATGTACGTGGAGAAGCACGATCAGGGAGAGGGTATGTTCAATGGACGAAGCCTTCTTAAATTTGTAGACCTTATTAAACTATATTTGAAAAACAACGACTGTAAGTCTGTGCTTGACTATGGTTGTGGTAAGGGAGTGCTGTACACTGATAAGTTCTCAGAGATTACTGATGAGATTGACTGTCCTCTTCCTGAGTATTGGGAGTTGGATGAGTATGAACTCTTTGATCCCGGCTATAAAAAACACAGTAAGCTTCCCATACACAAAAAGGATGCTGTTATCTGTACAGATGTTCTTGAACATGTTGCAGAAGAAGACTTGGGCTGGGTAGTAGAAGAAATATTTTCCTATGCAAAGAAGATTGTGTTTCTAAATGTAGCTTGCTTTGAAGCTCTAAAGGTTCTGCCTGATGGAAGGAATGCTCACATCTCTGTGTTCTCTCCTAATGATTGGATACAGATGTTAGCAGAAAAAAGTAGAAAGTTTAAACATCTAAAAATTTATCTCTTTGCTGATACAATGGAGAATCAAGATACTAAAACTTTTTATACTGAAGGCTACAGGATAGATCAGTATCCCCGTGTTGTTAAACTTAAAAAAGAGGAGGAACAATAATGTTAGGTATTGCAGAATCAGTTATCGGTGTCGCCGGTAAAGTACTTGATAAGTTTGTAGAAGACAAAGACTTGAAGACTAAGTTGACGGCTGAACTTAATCAGCAGTTAGTATCACTGGACCTTGCTCAAGCACAGGCGAATATAGAACAAGCAAAACATCCCTCTATCTTTGTCAGCGGAGCAAGACCAGCTATTATGTGGGTGTGCTGCTTTGCTCTGGCATGGCAGTTTATTTTTGCACCTGTTCTGTCTTGGGTTATTGTCACTTGGTATCCTATGATAACACTCCCTGTGTTAGAGACTAATGAATTGATCAGTCTGATCATGGCACTTCTTGGGCTTGGCGGTATGCGTACAGCAGAGAAGTGGAAGGGTGTTGCCAGAAGTAATATGAAATAATGTTAAACGAAAAACAAGAAAACTTTGCCAAGGCTTACGTCTTACATCGTAATGCAACAGAAGCTGCCAAAGCCGCAGGATATTCAGACAAGTCAGCAGCTAATCAAGGTTATCGTTTACTACAAAATCAAGAAGTATTAGAGCGCATTGAAGATCTTGAGAAAGAACTTGAAACTAATATTAATGTTGTTGAAGAAATAGAAAATCAATATACCTTTGCAAAAGCAAACGGACATACCAACAGTGCTATTAAAGCTTTAGAACTTCTGTCTCGTATTCGAGGCGGTTCTGATGATGATCATATTAAAATTGATCAGGAAGGATTAAAGACAGAGATTGCAAAAAATATAGATATTCTTGGTGAAGAAGAATTTTTACAAATTTTAAATCAAACTACTCTATTTAAAGACGTTATCCAAGAAGAAGAGGAAGAATACGAAAAAAATACTGACTTAGAAGAGGCTACAGTAGCCAACTAGATACCTTCTGGTAGGGTACTATATAAAAAAGGGAGCTACGAATGTAGCCCCCCTTGTAGCTCGTTACAGAGGATTTAACTTATTTACCTCTTCTTTCGTTGGGAACAGGCGGATGTGATCCATTATGCATAGCATATAGTCTGTCACAATCTTTTTGTAGTCTTTCAACATGCGTAACAATCTCTGCCAGTTGCATATGATCTCTTCTAAGATTTTCAGGACTTGCCATTTTAGCTAGGATGTTAATCCTTTGTTCCTGAGTTTCATTAGAAGTGATTAACTTATCACTACGAGCATCCATCTTACGAAGACGTTGTTCAACATCATCCAGCTTTTCCACTAGCTGTCTAATCTGCATCTTGGCTACAGCACTGGCTCCTGCTACACTGAATAAGATACCAGCAATAGTTACGACCAGACGTATGTCGATTCCACCTTCCATACTAACCTCCGTATTATACGTTAGCGGGGCCAACAATTATAGCTGTTAGTATTACTGCTATAAAAAATATAATAAATGGATGATATGTCATTATTTAATTCTATTCATTAGTGCTTCTTCAAGTTTAGGAAGAAGACGTATACCACAATACCCAACAATGAATGCTAAACCAATTGCAACCTGATGATTAAACTTAAAGTATCCCATAGCTGCTGGAATTAGAAATTCTGCTGCGATCCAACCCACAAGAACTGCAACTAAAATATCTTTAATAGCACCTAAGTTCCATTTCTTTTGTGTTAATATATTTGCTACACCGCCACATCCCGAAGCGAAGATACAGCATAGCTTTCCACCGAATGTCATTATTGCCCATTCCATAGTTTAGCCTCCTCAATAATGTTAAGTTTTACTTATAGCTCCAAAGCCACGGACGAGGATGGTGATCCCCATCTTCCATTGTATCAAGGTGCAGGAAGCGGCGTTCATACATGCCACGTTGAGACACACCTATACCCTTGAACTCATGTATGATAGCAAGACGTAGTAGTTTGAAAGCTTCGTGACCACCAATTACAATATCAGCAGCCCTGCCATAGATATGTGCAGAGTTAGGTGAACCACCTATTGTAGTATTATATGCTATGTCCCTGTAGCCTGAAGATATGATCATTGGATTGTCATAGTCTCTTCTTAAACGAATAAGCTTTTCCATAAACTCTTCGTCCATGTAGCACTCTCCAGTACCCTTGCAACGCATCTCATCTTCAGTAAAATGTTCCCAGTTAGTCATTGTTACTCCTGTACTTATTCTTTTAGATCTTCTTTGTTTAAATCAGCATACTTCCACATATTATGAAGGCTTCTTAAATCTTTAACGACATCTTGAAAGGGACGTTGAAACTCGCTCCCAAAGTAATGCCCATCAGCATAAGCAATTCTTAATTTTTTAATAAACTCTTCGGACAATTCTTCAGGCATAAACTTATCTTTATTTATGTTTGAGATTTGTTTTAAGGATAAACTACCCCGAATTGGTTTACTTCTTATAATAGCTTGAAGTTGCTTCTGAGGTAATACCCTAGAATAAAGTCTAATTAACTTTGCAATGCCCTGTTGAGCTACAAACTGTTCTTCAAACAATTCGTTATATTCTTTAAGCATATCTTTTGAATCATAAGGCAAAGATGGATCACCAACTTTAGCAAGCACCTCTCTTTTAGTATCTGTTATATCTTTCAAGACATTTTTTTGTAGATTACGAGAGACATATGCAAATGTTTTTATTGGGTCCCATTCTTTTTCTCCTGAAGCAATTCCAAAAGTAGCAAGGACCGGACCATACTTTGTATTAACATTATGACGTGCTAAAAAAGAACTAAGATCTGCGGAATCTTTAAATCTTTTTCTTTGTTCACCATAATATAAAGGTCTGAAAGATCTTTCCATATCTGCTGTAAATGTAGAATGAGAGAATGCTCCGACATCCGCTGCTACTTCTGCGGTAGATTTTAAGGCTCCCGGAACCATTGTCTTTGCAATTTTAGTTAAGATTTTAGCTTGTTCTTCATCTGTGGGAGCTTTTGCATAGTCATAAAAGTAACCCGCAACATCTGAAGCAAGAGAAGGTTCCATAAAACTACTAAGATAATTCCATACTGCTCTTGGAAATATTTCAGTTATAGCTTCTGTAGGATCTTCTCCTCTTGCAGCAGAGGCAAGATAAGGTGTAATGATATCAAGTACCGCAGCATCTGTATTAGAATAACTAAGATCACTATAGAAATACTTTCCATTCTTTCCTTTACGTACTGCAAGAGCATGGTCTTTTTGCCAAGGCATCAAACCTTCACGGATAGCATCTGCTGCTTCGGAAGTACCTTCTATTTGATTATAAGTATAAGCCATGGCAGCAGGTGCAGCGGCATAACCACTCTGTGCTAATATTCTTTTTGCTCCAGCCTTTACCATAGCCATGTTGCCTTTTTCAAAACCTTCTCTTATTTCTGCACCGGCTGTCTTAAAGAGATAAAATTTATTACGTAAGTTCTCTGCTGGAAAAGCTGCAAAGTTACCAGCGATAGGAACGCCACGCATTTTTTCAATAATTTTAGGAATCCTGCTATAAATAGGAACAAGATCTAAGGTTTTACCTGCTGCTATTTCATAATTTAAATTATCATCAAACTCTTTAAGTAACTTGTTTTGACTAGGTGATAATTCTATATTCCTTGCTTTGTTATCTAATAGTATTCTAATGTTTTCCATCTGTTTAGAATTAAAAAATTCTTTTGCAAAGGAATTATTAACATACTCATTACGTAAAGCCATCTTATCAACTTCACCCATTTCGTTCCAAATTCTTTTCTGTGTCATGGTTTCTCCAAACCACGTACCCAGTTTTCCAATATCATCAGTCATGCTATAAAGTTTAACTAAAAAATTATCTAGTTTAGTATTATCAAGAGCACCAAGCACCTGACCACTGGCAATACGGTGGGCAAGTTCCTTGCCAGTAACTTTTAAACCTACTTGTTTTTTTCCAACTCGATTTAATATTTGATTTAATTCAATCTGACTTCCTTTTAAACCAAGACGTTGAGCCATCTCAACTAACATTTTTTGTTCTTCTTTGGAAGCTGTTGTATAGAATTTAGCTAGGTGATAAAAACCAGAAATGTTACCAGAGTTAATCATATAACCACCAGCACCTAAAGCATTACGTACTTCAGCAACAGGGTTATAAACAGTCTTACCTTTTTTCAAATATCCCTGCATTTGAGAAAAGAAATTTAATCCATATCTTAAAAACTTTTGACCACCATCAACAGAATTACCTAATATATCTTCATTACTAAGCATTTCTTTATAGCGTTTAGCAAAGTCTTTTCTAATGTAATACCGTTGTGTGTTGATATCTGTAGGTAAAATTTTACCAGTAATATTATCTACTAAGTAACTTACAGGATTACCTTCGTTATCTCTCTTAATTATTTTCTGATTATTCTCATCTAAGATAAACCTTTTATTAGCATCTGTTTCATAAACGTATCTTTTTATTCCTCTAGATCCTTCAAGATTAACTCCTAAATTAGCAGGTTCTACTACACCTGAATCTAAGCCAAGATCTCTAGCTATTTGTTCAGGAACAAACTCACTTCTTTGTGGTAGTTGTATATCTCCACCAAGTTCTTCTGTAACATAACGCCCCGGAATATTAAAAAGAGCGTCAGGATCTTCTATTACATCTACATCCAGACGATTACCATAATTATCAAAAACAGGTTCAGGAGATGGCTCTCTAGGATCAACTATTTTTTTAACTTCTCCATTTAAAGGAACCATCTCTTCGCCATTAGCTAGTAAACGTGCACCTTCAGCACTGTTTGCTGAGACAATTAAAGGATTTTCAGCAGTGCTTCTGGCTTGTAAGTTTTCCTTTAATGTTCCAGCCATTCTGACATCTTTAATAGTATTAATCATATCTCCTACTGTTTCAGCCATACGTAAAGCAGGACTAAAGTTACGTCCCCATATTTGGTCTAAAACAGGATCTATATTTTTTTTCCTATACGTTATACCAAACTTAGCTTGCTGGTTTAGTTTAGGATCATATTCTTTTTTTATTTCTGAAAGTAATATTTTATCTACTTTCGCCTCGTCTAACTTACCATTTGTTAGAACCTCTTTATTATAATTTCTTTTATTATTAATATCTCTAGGAGTTTGGGAATTAAGTATACGTAATTTAATTAGCATAGAATCGTCTGGTACTACTGCTCCTTCGTTAGTCCTGTAAGAATCAAAGGCTAACTTTTTATAATCCCCAAAGATATTAGAATTTTCAGGACGAGCCATAAACTTATCAAAGTCTTCCCGAAGAGTATAGAATTTTTCATGTACATCTCGCAGGTAGCTATCATTACCTTCAAAAATTTCTTTAAATTTATTACTTAGATAAGGAGTCTCTCCAACATCTTTTTGTAAAAACTTTACATCATTTCTAAAAGTTTCCATAGTATGCTCAACG